TCAATTCGTAGAACCGACAGAAGACGAGGATTTTATTGATAAACTCTGGACTTCTAATCTATTTAAATTATGTTTTAAGAATGGATACTATGATTTTAAGAAAGGTAAATTAGAAGAATATGATACGGATACTCATACGACTATCAAGATCAATCGGGACTTTAAAGAACCTACTGAGGAAGACGTAAAAGCGGTATATGATAAAATCCTTAATCCGATATTTAATAATGATAAAGAGTTAATGGATTGTTGGTTAAATTATATCGCGAGAGGTCTGGCGGGACACGTAGAGGATAAGAACTGGGGAGTAGGTATTGGTGAGAGAGATTGTGGTAAGGGTGTCCTTGTTGGTATGTTAGAGAATTGTTTTGGTGAATATTGTAGATCAACTAACTCGGAGAATTTTCTTTTTAAAAATAACGGAGGAGACAGCGCGAAGGCGTTATCGTGGTTAGTACCATTTGAATTTAAACGTCTACTATTAACTAATGAAATTACGAGGGACGCTGAGGGAAAATATAAAATTAACGGAAATATCTTAAAAAAGTTATCTTCTGGCGGAGATAAAATTGAGGCGAGGGTGAATCATAAGGACGAAATTAATTTTAAAATTCAGGCGAGAGTCTGTATGTTCTGTAATGATTTACCTCCGATAGAACCAGCGGACGCGAAGGAGACCTCTTATATGTTTAGGTATCCTTCTAAGTTCTTGAATGAAGACGACGAGAGATTAGGAAAACCATTAATGAGGAAAAAGTATAAGGTAGTGGGTGAAGATATTGAATATATGAAGGACGAGGACGGGAAAGATATAATGGAGAATGTCTGTAATTTCTATAAGAAGGACGACGAGATTAAATCATGGTGTAAAAAACCCGAAATTATGAGCGCCTTCATTAAAATCATATTTAATCAATACGGGAAAAAGGCGCCTATCTCTGATAATATGAAAGAAGAAATAGAAGACTTTAAAGAAGAAGAAAAAGAAGAGGATAGGTTCTTAGATCTTTTCAACTTTATAGGAGATAAGGAGTGGGAGGAAGGAGATAAAGACTGGGTTTCTATTTCTCAGATAAACGTATTATTAAAGAAGGCGAGTATTAATTTATCGTCTCAGAAATATAAAAATTACCTATTATCTAAGGGAGCGGTTAAGGGTAAGAAACTAAACGACCATACTAACAAGAGGGAGAATTGTTGGATAAATATTCAAGTAAACGAGAGGAAGGTAAAACAGATAGCGGAGGGATATGGAATGGAAAGCGACGACGAGGATTAAATTTTTATTTTTTATTATTTTTATTTTTTTTATTAAGTTTTTTCGGAGGTTTATCCTCTACGAAAATCTTTTCATTTATTACTTTCTTTTTCTCTCTATATTGGATCATGTCTCCGACGTAACTCTTAGGCGCTGGTACAATCTTAACCTTTTTCTTTTTACTATACATTTTATAAAATACTTAATATATTAAATTTTATTAAGATATTACTATTAAAAATTTTTATCAGGGGCGGGCGCTGGCGCTGGTTCAGGTTCTTCGTCGGCGAGTTCGGGGAGATTAGACGTAAGCGCCTTAACCTTGATAATTTCTTGGGCGATTATCTCAGGGTGGATTTTAGAGTGTTTCTGAAAATATTCACTTGCTACTTTTCGGGATACCATACTTTTATTTATAATTTATATAATAAAAAAAATAATATTTTATAAATTATAAATAAATATGTCTTCATTAATAATCTGTGGAAATGAATTACAAGACGGATCAGGAACTTCAACATTTCAGGCGCCTTTTAGTTTTAATAATCACCTTCAACAACCTTTAAGGGTCCCGCCTAATTCTGAGGTCGCGGTCCAGAGTTTAAAAATAGTAAAAGAGGGGGTCTTATCAGTATCTCCCGCCTCTAAGTGGTTTCAATATTACGGCGTTAAGTTAAGCGATACGATCCCTATTGAGGAAACTACCTCGGCGCCTATCCCGACCGATTTAGGTATTGATAGAAACCAAGGATTATCAGCGGACGGAATAGCGGAGAAAATACAAGTAGGACTTAATAAAGGCGTACCGAATCCAGAGACTTTCGGTTTATGTTCTTGTGACGTTCAGAGGGACGGAGAGGGAGCGTTTGAAGGATTTAGACATGAATTTAGTGAAAGAGGTTCTAACGCCTCGGGATCTAATACCATATCTCAGACGTGGGTTAATAATTATGAAGGGACTGGCGGAATGTCCTACAACTCGGCGAATAATAGATTAACGGCGTTATCCACAGCGGACGCGGGAGTCTATAATGTGGCGATCGGAACTGATAACCCGATAGCGTTGAATGACGGAGAGTTTATCGTAGACGTATCCCAGACTGCGGGGACTTCGTGGTGTGTAGGATTTACACGTAGTCGGGCGATAGGATTGGACCCAGATTATTTTAATCCTGCCGATAGTTATATCACGAGAAACGCTAACATTTTCGGAGATTTCATAGTTGGAGCGTTTCAGACAGAAACTACTGAGCGTTATCTGAGAGTTCTTCATGCGGTAGAGGATACTGATAGTCCTACCCACTCCGACGAGAACCCTATCTCTATGAAAGAAGTTTCTTACTTTACAGGAGACGGGAGTATAGACTCCGAATATAATTGGAGTAGGAATTTCTCCACGGGTAAAGGATATACTAAGGTTAAATTCACGATCCAGAATGAAAATATCAAGGTTGATTTATTTGAACCTAACCCCGATCCCACTAAGGCGGGCGCCTACGTTACTCTGGTTACCGCCTCGGGAACTAAGGGGACAAGATTTAAACCTGTGGCGGATACATGTAGGGCGCTTTATCCTATTGTATTTCAGAGTAATTATCAGTCGTCCAGTCAACCGAGATATCTAACGATAGATAGTTATAAGGGAAGAAATGTAGGAATGAAATACGGGACTACTGACTGGTGGGGATATCTTCAAGCGGACGACTTAGAGCGCCAGTATGGTTTAGAGGTAGATACGAGACCTTATAATGATATGGGGAACGATACGACCCACACCTATAAAGGACTATCAGGTGGTTTCTTAGAAGATTATGACGTGGTTATGATAGTAGAGAAAGACGATACTAATAAATATCCAGAGACGGAAGACGCTAACTCCTCTATATTGTTAGGTTTTGAAGGTAAGAGCGTGGTTGATACTTATACCAGCGCGAACGCCTCGGGATTGGGTTATTTTGATAGTAATTCAGTACCAGAACTTAAATCAACCTCCGCTTTATTCGTGAGACTTAATAATCTAAATATCAGAACATATAACGCTAATAAGAGCGCTTTTAGTAAGATAGTTTATTCGGTCCCTAAGTTCTCTACTGGAACCGATAAAAATATAGGATCCTTATTCTTTGAAGCGCCAGAGAAAACATACGTCGCTCTTAATAACCCTGACGAGTTGATCTTGAATACCTTTAATATTGATTTAGTGAATGAAGACGAAACACTCGCCACGGATTTAACTGGTAAGAGTGTATGTATTTTACATATCAGAAAAATGCCGAGTATGTAAGTTTTTAATCTAAAATTAAAATATATTATAATATAAAATGAGTTTTATTAATGATAAAGATTCTGATAATTACGCTACCGATAAAAAGGGTTGGGAGATTATTGAACCATATATCCCTAAGGATAAAAAGATATGGGCGCCCTTTTACTGCGACGGGAAACAGAAAGAAATATTTACGGATATGGGGTATGATATAATTCATGAAGATAGAGACTTCTTTTCATATACTCCTGAGTATGATATAATCGTAGATAATCCGCCATTTAGTAAAATGAGGGAGGTAGGTATTAAGTTAAAAGAATTAGATAAACCCTTTATATTGATATCTCCGAGTATTACTATATTGAGTAAATGGTTTTTATTATTATTTAAGGACCATTTACAAGTAATCACCCCGTTAAAGAGACCTACGTTTACTCATTACGATACAGGAAAAAAAGGATATTCTCCGCCTTTCGGAACTCTTTATCTCTGTTATAAAATGAAATTAGAGAAGGATCTAATTTTTATAGACTAAGTTTTTAATCTAAAAATAATATATTTTTAATAATATAAATGACTTTACCTAATATTTCTATTCTTGTACCTACATATAATAGAAATAAGTTTTTACCTTTATTTATCCATAACCTTAAAAACCAGACATATCCTCATAATAAATTAGAGGTATGTATAGACGACGACGGGACCGAACCATTTACAGATAGTATCTCAGGATTACAATTAGAAATTTATCCGATAAAATTAGTATACCATAGAGAGAGAAATAGAAGAACAATAGGAGAAAAAAGAAATTTTTTAGTTAAGAAACTCGCCAGTAATAAAATAGTCTGTTTCATGGACGACGACGATATTTATAATCCTGATTATATTTTATATAGTTATGAATGTTTAAGAGATAATAGGTGCGGATTAGTTGGTTCTTCAAGTATGTTATTTACATATCCAGAAATGAATTACGTTATAACAGGTATTAGGTGCGCTCATAAGGTACAGATACACGAGGCGACTATGTTATTCACTAAGAAATATTTTAAAAGTATGGGAGGATTTGAAAAGAGTTCTCAGGGTGAAGGTGCTTCATTCATTAAGAATCAAGATAAAAACGTATTTAATACAGATATAAACGACGTTATGATATGCGTCGCCCATGACGGGAATACAATAGATAAAAAACAATTCAGCGACGATAAATTAAAATTAGGAGTTTTAGAAGGTCCAGAGGTAGACATATTAAATAGGATTTTATGTCTAAAAAAATAATATATTATATAATATTAAATAAATGGAATATACTGATCTCACGATTTTAGATTGTAATAGACAACATTCAGTACAAGCGATAAGCGGTAATGACGATAACACGTCATTATTTACTAATGAATTAGGTAGAGGTATTCAGTTAAACGTAGGGGATAAGGTTTCAGTTCAGGGCGCCTATATATCAGAAATAGGAGCGGGATCTGATACTATTGAATTTAAGGGAGAAAATTTCGGGAAAAGGAGGACGATTAAATATATTAAAGAAGAAAAACAATATCCCACGAGACCCGACGATAAAATAGGACAGAATTATTTAACTCCTCTTATTAATGGATACCAGAGGATTAAAAGTGTTGAAGATACCTTTACGTATGACTTAAAAGACAACGAAACCTATATATCTAATCAGTATTATCTAAATACTAATGGAGAGAGTGGATATGTATTTCTACCCCGAAGATTTGTTTATCCTGATACGTTAGACGCGGACCTCTGGAAAAAGGGAGATAGTTATGATAATGGTAAGGGACTTTTACAATATGAGGGAATTACTAACGGAACTCAGTTCGCTTCTTGTGATTATATGTTAATAAACGGGGGAGACGCGGGTGAAGAAAAAACTAAATTCGGTAGTTTTCATAGATTAAGAAGTGATAACGGGAGACTTACACTTATGAGACGATTAGACGCCGAGGGAGTCCATACTAATTTAAGAGAGACTATATTAAAAGAAGACGGAACTCAGATAATAAGTCCTTACCCTATTAGCGCTGAACCATGTAGGGATACATACGCCATTTATCAGGATTATTATAAAGTATCAGTAACTAAGGGTTTTAATTCACCAGAAAATATCGGGGAAGAAATAACTAAACAACTGAAAAACGCCGACGAAGGAGATAGATTTACGATTACTGATAACGCGGGACATAGGAGAGACATTACACTAACATTTAATACTAACAATTATAAACCCGTTTTATGTGGATCTATTGATACTTTTAGTAAAGATAATTTAGAGGCGTATAATACGAAGGGAGATCAACAGAAATCCCTAAATTATTATAGTAATTATTATAATATTTATTGTAAGAGACCTGAGATAAGAATAGCGGGACAGAAGGTAAATACTTATGTAGGAAATACTAATCTGAACCAGATTTTAAAAACTGAAAGAACTACGAAAAATATAATTACTTCTTTCTTATGGACTAATGAAAATTTAGAAAATATAAGGGATTTATTTAAATCTCAGAAACTCTATCCTGAATTATTTAATAATGATAATTTTTTTAAGATTCAAGGGAGAGAAACTATAAGGGGGGTCCCTTTATCTGTTGATAATGTGAGATATTTAAATATCAATAATATTCATTATAGTAATTTAGAGGACCAGTATTTAGGAGGAGATAATTTAAATAGTACTGACGCCTTTAATATATCTCGCCAGACATTACCTCTTTTTATTTACTTTGATAAAACTAATGAGGACACGTATACAGAGGGAGAAGATATTAGTAATTTATGTTATGGTTTCGCCCTTAAAAAAATGGTAGGACCTACCGCCTATATTGAAATAGATACAACAGAAATCGGGGGTATAAATCCAGACGCTTTTCATTCATACGAAGGAGGATCTGAAAGATTGAAGACGGGGACTTATTTAGGTTATGACTGGTCTTTTAATGCTTATGGGTCTGTGTGTGCCTGTGGTATTAATGGGAGATCAGATAAGGATTACGCCCAGATAAACGAGTGGGGAATACAGAACGCCTCCGCGGTGGGTGAGGACGCTATAAATTCTACCTCAGGATTATTAAGATTTAATTATGTGGGTGCGACCAATCCTATATTTAGATATGATAGTTCTCAGTCCCGATTTTATTTCAGTCAATTACATACACCAGAGAAAGCGGGTCAGTCTGACGTAGGGGCGGGAGATAATGGGACCGATCCTCATACACCAGACAACACCTCGGCGGGAAGTTTAGAAGTTTATAAAATAAATAAGAGAGTTAATAGATATACATTTACTCCTGATATGAAACCTTATGATACTCAGGTGATAGGGAAATATAAATATCCCACTAACGGGAGTGAAAGTGAGAGGAATTTATCTTTAAAAAATAGAAATATAAAAACATGGTCTATTTTTGATAGTGTGTGTGGGGTTTACATTACTGATTTAGGATATGATAAAGAAGATTTCTCCCGCGGTTTATGGGGTACCTTAGGGTTTACATACGACGAATTATTTAGTCCTCCTACCGCTGAGAATAATAGATTAGTTAGGGTAACCCCTGATAGAAAGAATCAGAGTCTAATTTCAACTAATAGCGCCATAGTTTCAACGGATACCAGAGATTACATAGTTAATCAGTTCGGCGCTGTGTATTTCACTACCCAGATCCCTACTTCTTCACTTATTAATTTTGATACTACAACCGCTCCTTATCCTAAATTAAACCAGATAGATCCCGCTATATCTCAGGCGACGACGAGTATAGATATATTAGGATCTAATCTCCCCCGAAGAATGTTAAGACCATACTATACAATAAGAAGCGATATCATAGACGATAACCATTATATAGGGGGAGAGAATAGTAAAACCTTATTACCCGTAGTCGGTATCTGTGATAAACAATACTCAGGAGGAGATTTCGTGTTCGGTTCTGATAATGAATTTACCTTTACAATTACTAAGAAGAAAGTTATAACTTCAATCACTACCGCGATTACGGATCCTAATCAGTCATTCGCGAGAGTAGATAATGATAGCGCGGTGATATATAAAATCATGAAGAACGTTAGAAACGAGGAGGACTTAATTTCTAATTATCTTAAAGAATTAGAAAAACAGCGGAAAAAATAAGTTTAAATTCATAAAAAAAAAATATATTAATTATATATAAATGAGCGTTGTTAATAATATGGAACTTGAAGAGATTATCAGTTTTTACGCGCGCCGAGGAGATACTGAAATGTTATCTGTATTAAGAGCGATACAGGAGGAGATAGAGAAATCAATTGATCCAGATTATAATCCGTCTACTGATAGCGAGGAGTATTCAGAATATTCTGATAGTGAAGAAGAAGGTAATAACGATTTAGTACAGGAGTTAATAGAAGTTAATCCTTCTCTTAATGGTTTCTGCTCTCTATCATGATAAATAACCCCTTTAATCTTATATTATACCTATTATATCATTAAAATACCCCTTTAATCTGATATTATGTCTCTTTTACCACTTAAAGAAACATAAATTACGTAATTTATTCTTTAAATACCCTAAAAACAGGTATTATTTAAGTTTAAAGACTATATTATTATCATTATTCAAGTTTAAAGACTATTTATTTAATATAATTAAGTATAAATATGATATATAATGGTTCAGAAGGTTCAATATGTTTTTATTATAAAGGATTATTAATAAGTAGTTATCCATTATCTAAAAAGAAAACTCTTCAAGGATATTTAAATCAAGGTGAAGAATTAATTTATAAAAGTAAGGGGATCCCGATTAAGGTTCAGGTTAGAACTTATCTCCATTTCTGTAATGAGATATATTCACGTAAAAAAAATAAGTTATCAATTAGAAGATCAGATCATATCTTTTTTTTAAATTGTCTAAGCGCTCTCATGAGATTAAAAATTATTGATAATGACGAGAGTAATGGTTATATGTGTTTTCCTATAAAGTATCGTCTATAATATCGCTCGGAGGGAGGAGGTTAAAAACTTTCTTCAAGTTCCTCTTATTTTTTTTCATTTCATTATCCTGAGGGTCTAAGGATAGTTGCTCGCTCCTTAACGCTATTTTAATCGTTTTCTTTTCTATTGGTGATAATTTAGAAAAGAATAATAGATATCTCTCTTTTTCTAAAATTTTTTGCGCCGTATCTTGAAACTCTTTGACTTCTTTTATTGAGTACGTCCCCCCTACGTGAGACCCTGCCTCGTAGGATTGATAACTTTCAAGAGAGTTCTTAATCATATTCAGTATATTCTTAGGATATTTTATTAACTTCTTAACCGGTGTCTCTATTTTTTCTTTCTCCTCCTTCTTTACCTCTTTCTTTTTTACTTTTTTCTTTTCCTTTTTCTTTTTCTTTTTCTTTTTTACTTTTACATTATCTTTATTTTCTTCTTTCTCTTCTTTCTCTTCTTTCTCTTCTTTCTCTTCTTTCTCTTCTTTCTCTTCTTTCTCTTCTTTCTCTTCTTTCTTTACAGGTTTACCCCGACGAGTTGTCTTATCTACTTTAACATTCTGTTTTAATAGGGCGCGTCGCGTCTCCTTCTGTTTCTCTAATTGTAATTTCTTCTGATTTTTAATAAATTGTGTTTCTCCCATATCCTTTTTATTAATAAGTGTAGATTTTAATTTTAAGTCCTTTTTCTTGTTTAATTTTTCCGCTTCTTTCTTTTTCTTTTTAAATTCTTGAACTGCTTCTTTTTTCGCTATTTTAATATCTTTCTTTTTCTCTTCTTCTTGTTCTTTCTTCTTCTCTGCTCTCTGTTTCTTAACCGCGTCTGATACGGGTTTAGGTTTAGTCAGTTCTTCTGCCTTCTTTAAGGTTATCTGTTTTCCTCTCTGTTGTTTAGGTCTGATAACTTTATCCTTATGATCTACCTTGTAATTCTTACCTTCTATCAACTTAATTAATCCCTGTCTATCTGTACCTTTCGGGATAACTATTTTACTTAAAATATTGTGAGCGCGTATTAGTTTACGTAATTCTGGGGCGGTCATTTCTCCCGCTGGTGTTTTACTTTTAGGCGCCATAGGTTTATATTATTAAAAATAAAATATTTCTAATATATATAATGATAAATAAAAGTTTCAGTAAGGGAGATATGTTGGATATTATCCGTCAGTTTAATTTAGATATTCCTAATAGTAATAACATGGATAAACTTAAATTAAGTATTACCCTCTGGTCCTATGTAAATAATCTTAAAGATATTCAACCTGATAGGGAGATTTATTTAATTGAAAATAAAGAAGAATTACTTAAATATTTATCCGAACATAATCCCGATAAATTATTGAGTGTAAAAGAAAAGGGTAAATTAATGAATTTCTGTAAAGAGGTTATTATATATTGTACTAATGGATATCTTATTGAATGTAGTTCATTCAATACAATAGAAGAGATTCATATACCTACAAGGGATATCGCGATCCATGGAGATATACCCTCAGTAAGAAGAGCGATAAGATTATTAAATAATGATCCTAAACTAATAGAGAAAATAGAACCTATTATCTCTAATAAAATGAAAAAACATATAGAATTAAAAAAGAAAAAAAAAACTAAACACTATTACGGACTTATACAGAAAAAAGGTAATTATATAATTGAATTTAATTAATCGTCTCTATCTTGAAGGGTCCCGAGATAATCGTTGATATCTTCGGGTAGAAATGACCGACTATTTATAGTAGAGGTTAATTTTTCTAAATATTTAATATTAACGTATACCTGTTTAACATATTTACCTTTTTCTCTATGGTAGAAATCTCTAACGCTGTACTCATTCTCTCTATAATTCCATACATATAATCCATTAGTAAATAAAAAAAAGAATTTCCATTTACGAGGTTCTTTCTTTTCAATTAAATACTCTAATTTATTATATCCGAAAAAAGTCTCTTCATAATCGGTATATTTACAGAATCTCCCCTTACATTCTGAAACTATTTCGCTATTTCTAAAATCAACCTCTTTTTTATTATTTCTATATAACTTAAAATTATCGTCTGGATAGACGTTCTTATTTAGAAAATAGACTACCAGTTTCTCATTCTTTTTCCCGTTTTTTAAATCTTTAATTAATTCGTATCCCATTAATTTACTTAAACATAGATATTTTTAAATACTTTTAAACGTTTAATTTTCCCGATTTTTATTCTTCTTCTTTTTCTTTTTTAATATATACATTCTGAGCGACCTCCGTAGAATGTCCCATTACCTTAGCGTCTTTCTCCATTTCTTCCTTTACCTTACCATACTTAGAACTTAGATAAATTTTTCTTAACATGGTGGTAGATATTGATTTTCCCATTCTCTTTTTAGTTTCCTTTAAAAGTAATTGAGATAAAGCGTTTCTTGATAATGGTTTACCTGTTGAAGACTTGAATAATACTCCCATACCATTAACCCGAATATATAATCTTAATAATTTCTCTAAATCTTTCGGGATATCAATATCTAACTCTTTATATTTCGCCGAGGTTTTATAATTATTTAATACCATAAACATTTTATTTTTATTAATTACTAAATAATTTTTCTCTTTTTTATCTTCTTCTGATAGTTTATTATATGATCTTTTATTAATCGCCTCCATTCCAGCGAGATCATTACGTAGAGGGAGACGGGTATATATATTAAATAAAATATATGATTGGAGTAATGATTTATCTTTCGGGGTTATATCCTCCTTTTTCTTTATTTTTTTATTCTTTATTTCTTCTCCCATGTCATTAATCATTTTATTCACTTCTTCAATAGGTACGAAATTCTTACTCTGTTTATCACTTATAACTCCCGTCGCTTGTTCGTCTTCATACTTTTTATTTAATGTATCTCTTAATTCTACGTATTCCTCTATCAAGGGGTCTCCCTCTACCTTTTCAGATACCGCCATTAAATAAACTATAATAGCGTTAAAATAATTCCTCTGAGTTGTAAAGTGTAATTCAGAAATTTTATCTTTAACATTCTCAGACTTATTCAAGAATTTAAAATTATCTGTATCTATTATCTTCTGTAATTTCATTAGGTTAGCAGTATACATTTTAATAGTACTCTCTTTCGCGTTAGGTCGGGATTTCTTTAAAATCTCCATTAGATTATCTTTATCTGTCATTATATATTTATAGTATATAATAAGATTTAAATAAAAAGAATAAAAAAATTATGAAAGTTCTGAAAGTCCTGAAATATAAAATTAATAAAAGTTTTTAATAATATGAATAATTATGAATCTTCATATTTATTTTTTAGAGTATTGTATTTATTTATTTATTTTCGGGGACTTTAAGGACTTTATTAAAAAATGAGGACATTATGAATTATATTATTTAGGTAAACATTACGTCAACCTTTCCGTCTACGATAGTCATGACTTTCTCCTGTAAGATCCATACACGAGACACGAATGGAGCGAGAGCGCCCGTCATAGTATCAATTTTAGAATGAAGTTCAAGACCGCGACTATCAACTCTTTCTCCGTCGTTGAATCGGTATCCTGTATAGAACTCCTGACCCGAGAGTTCCACTTGGGTCGTTCCTCCGACAACGTGTCCTTCAAACTTCTTATTAGCGATAGAATAACCCTGACGAGCGTACATAGGGCGAGCGATATGAGGAGGTCCCCCTTCCGCGTCCATGACCCCGTGAAAATGAAGAGCAGAGTTAGATCTATCAATAGGATACAAGAACCTATCATTTTTCTTAAAGTTAGAGGTCAGTTTTCCGTATATTCCCTTAGCGCTACTCTCGGGGGCGATAGATCGGTAATCACCCATAGCAGTCTTAATAGGTCCCGAGGCGTTAACCTTTTCCGAAGTAATACTTACAACGGCGCGGACTACATTACGACCAGCGCCACCGACATTCCTAATCTGATTACCCCACGCGGAGGCGTCAGCGAGAGTCGTTTTAGTAAGGCGGGGTTCTAAGAAAGTATATGAGTATCCTTGTTCTGATCTCCTATACGCGTCCATTTCTTCGCCGTCCAGAAAAGTATAATCAGCGATAAGGCGTGTCTCCTTAGTATTAACAGAGAACGCCTTCGTATCGTCTCCACCCGAGGCGATACATACACGCTTAGCAGGTTCGGTGAGGGTGAGTTCCAGTTGGACGTCTTCCATAATATTAAATAGCGGTAATTCTTGACCTTTAAGACATGGGACTAAATCGTCCAGACGGACCGAGAAAACTGGTTCGCTATCCAGTTTAAGGAGATCTAATGTAAGTAATTGAGTATTAGTCGCGGTAGTTGTATTAACTACTAACTCTTTACCATTCTCTAAGAAAATTCTATCAGTCTCTACCGATTGTCCGTCGTCGTAAGAGTTACCCATAGCGAGAGTACGACCGCTGAGAAATTGTTCTCTTTCTTTAATAACCGACTGGTCCATAAATACGCTTTCGTATCCGTGGTAGTGTCCCCAGTCCTGAACTTCACAGATAGTTTTTCCTCCAACTTTAAAAGTAGCGCGTTCAATAAGGGCGCCTACACCTACGCCGATAGGATAATAAGATTCGGTATCTGGTTTATTGATTGAGAAGGTTACGCGAGAACCAGCGTTTAAAACCCCCTTATTCTGAAATTGAAATCTCATAAAAGAATCACTCTGGACTACGGGTTCCAGAATATCGGTATCAATACGAGAAGTCGCGTCTGTCATGACAGGACCCGCTCTTAAAAAACTCGGTTTAGTAAATTGAGACATTTTATATTTATAACTTAATAAATATAAAAAATTAATAAAAAAAAGTTGAAAAAAAAAGTATAGATATTACATATAATTAAGATTATTAAGGGGTTCTTCGTCTTCTATCGGACTTAATATATCAAACTCTATCTCCCATAATTCCCATTTATCTAAAACTTTCTCGCGGTGTTCCACACTACAATCTTTATCTTCTCGTCCGTATAATCCGAATATTCCGCTTCCGTAAGTATCTCTTAAAATATCGTTTTTTATTTCATATATTTTTTCTTTAAAATCTTTCACGAAATTATTATAATTTTCTTTATTTTCTTTTATCTCTTTATCTTTTTTCATTTCTTCGGTTCTAATACTTAGAATGAGAGACATTAAATCAGTAGGTAGGTAGTTATTATTATTCATTTTTTATTTATATATAAGTATAGATTTTAATCTTTAATATCTTTTTTATTTATATATTTTTTTTTTTAAGAAATAACCTGAACCTGTCCCTGATTAAAAACCAGAGTATTTTTATGGTGGACGAAGACAAAGGCGGAGTTAGGGTTATTATCGTCTAACCCGATATCCATGGCGAGACCCCACGCCTCCCTACTGAAATCAGCGCCGTCAGATCCTAAGGTATCATAAGCGACACCTACACCATAGAGAGCGCCTCCGTCTATAACGCCGTTATCATTCGTAGTATATGACTTATTAATAGTAGAAGGACCCGCCATAGTATGACTGATCTTCCTGAATGGTAGAACCGAGTTCATAAAATTTCTTACAACCTGAGGATCTACCTGAACCTTATTACCATTCTTAAAACTGGTATCAATATTATAATCAAGAGGATAACGAGATCCTCCCTTAGTAAATACTACCTGTTTCACGTCCGCGATAGACCCGTCCTTAGTTAGAGGATTAATCGTCTGTAAAGAGTTCTGGTTAAGATTGTTAAGATAATCTGAGGGTATGAAATTCAACAGAGTAGAAGAGACGCGGTTAAGACCGAGAGAAAAGTTGAGATTCGCGTTCGTTGAGTTGATAGTGGTATAGTATCCAGTAATAGAATTATATTCCAGAGGAGCGTTAGGGATTACCTGATCTGATACTTCACAGACCATTTTTAAATCAGTTAGTTCATAAAAGGCGCCGTCTAAACCACCCGCCGAAGCGTCCCCGTTAACGTCAAATAGAACCATAGAATCGGGAGCGAGTGTAATAGAAATACGGAGACCCCCGACTCCTGTCTGACTACTTAGATTAATACCCGCCGTACCGAGGAGAAGTCCCGTAGGGATATGAATACAGAATTCATTAGAGTTCGCGCCGTCTCCCTCTTGTAGGACGGAGTATTGTTGAGTATCTAACGAGGGCATAGTGAGACCTGTTTCACCCATTAAATTAATAAGTGATTTTTCGTCATTAGTTACGCTCATGTATGAAGAATAAAAGCGGTTAGCGTGTTTAAGGGTTTCTATGGTCGCCATACTGGTCGCCGAGGAGATAGTAACTTGATCTATCATAGAAAAAACACCCGTACGCGGGTCCATAGAGAGGCGAGATCCCGTCGTCATGGTTCGGGCGCTGTCCTCGTAAGCGTGAAAACGCCCACATACCCGAATAGAGCGAGGTAGAAGTGTCGCCTCCTGTTCTGAGATCTGAAAATCAATAACGGGGCGTCCGTCTCGGTAAGAATGACTGGCGTTAGAATTCTGAGGTAATATCTGTAAATAGCGGTTACTCATTTATTTTATACTATAATTTATATAAAATAATTCTTAAAAAGATTAATAAAAAAACATATTTTAATGAAAAAGAATCTTAAACAATCACCGAAACACTATCACCTTTAATTACAATCCGTCTTAAATGATAAACGAAATTATTCCAGAGTTTGTTCTTAGTCGGTTCGGTTCCCGAATAATTAACTTGAAGGTTGAAGTCTTTACCTCTGGTATCATAAACACCCTCCACTCCCATAACCGACATACTTAGAGCGCGACCAATTACGAAATTTCTATTAAAATCACCGAGAGACCTTACATTAATAGAACTCTGGACCAGCGCCTTCTGTAATTCAATAATCGGTTGAGCAGAGATACTCGCCTTAGAGGAGGTTTTAGAACAGGACACAGGGCGAGAAGGTTGGAGGCGTCCGTCATAGACGAACTGATAATCTGTAATCTCGTCTGAGATACCTCTGAACTGATCTCCCGCGAGGAGTTGTCCGTCTTCGTCTACGTGTCCCCCGATATTGTATGTACCCTTAGCGCCGATTCGGTCCTTAGTTCCGTAAGCGGTGGCGTCTGTTGGTTGAGATAGAATCGCCTTCGCTCTCGCTTGATTTAGTGGGAGACGGATATTCGCCACGACGTCGTCTTTACTCTGAGAATATTTATAATTAGTAACCGATAGAATATCATTCATAATTGATCCACTTTCTTTCATGGTAGATAGTAAATCATTTACGTAATTACTTCCCATATCTACCTCCTGAACCACTAACTCCACATTAGAGAAAGTATATGAAGCGTCATAACTATCATTAGGAGCAGATAAAACACTATCCGAATATACGAACCACGACTTTTTAACAATTGAACCACCCGTCTCATTCTTAACCTCGTTCTTCATAGTTACCTTTAAGAGACCCGAACTATCACCCGTCCCGCTTTCAATACTTAGGACCTCAGGGATAGCGCCTGTAAGAGTAGAGACGGAGGCGTTGTCGGGTGAGTTGAAATTAATACGCTCACCTACAACGAAACCACAGGACTTCGGGGTAATCTGTGAATTTACGTCTCCCGAGATATAGAAGATAGTAGCGGAGGCATTATCGCCCCAGTCATTAGGAGCGTCCTTAGAACCATTAAGAGAATGAAACTGAGGGAGGAGGCGAGAGCGCTTATGACGGGAGACACTATCTAACTGGGTTAAACAACGAGGGGCGCTCTCTAAGGTAATTACAATCTGTAATCCCGTATACATATTCGCCCAGATTTTCGGGGATCTAAAAATACCTGTTTCTAATGGGAGACATAATTTACATGATAGAAAGTCCGCGTCTGTGAAGGGGGTAGATTTAGCGTCTCCTACGAAGGTCTCCTTAGAGTAAGGATTCGTAAATGTATCCGAACACTCGGAGCGCGTCTGTCCGAGAGTACCTCTGGTCTCGGGGATCCAGATAGTAGCGCCCTCCGTCATGGCGCGCTTTTTCTTTTCACTATCATTCGTATCATAATCTCTCATAATAGAAACCAGAGAATTATAGTCCTGAATTTCTTCAAGGAGAACCGAACCGAATTCCGCTGAGGTATAGATACGAATATCTTTAATTAAACTCTGACCGCCGAGGCGCGGGTCCAGTTGAAGGCGCGTCGCGTGAGTAGAGGCGCTTAATGTTGGGAGTTTAATTTTAAAATCACCTTGGAGATAACATTCGTCAGGTTTTATAAATTTAGTTGAAGGGGGGACATTAATTCTTACTTCTTGACCCGCCGAGAAATCAAGACCATTTAAAACAGGTACAGATTTAGAAGTCTGTTCTATTGGGATAGAGTTTTCCGCTTTCCAGAATGATACCGACATTTATTTTATAATATACTTTATAAAATAAAATTAATAAAAAAAAAATTATGAAAGTTAAAAATATTTATTGAGCGGTTCTACCAACGGCGAGGGCGCCCGCTCCCGCCAGACTTACCGAACCCTGTTGAGTCTGTTTCTCGTCTCCTAACGCTTTATCCTGTTTATCTGTGTCCGCTTGTATCTCTTTCTTTTTATCGTCCGCGTCCTGATATCCCGCGATAGTCTGTTCCGCTCCCGCTCCTACTTGAATAACGTCCCCGAACGCTTTCATACCTAATCCAGCGAGGGCGCCTACTGGTCCCCCGAAAGTCATTAATCCAGTTCCTACTAAATCTAAACCCGCTCCTCCTATATCGGCGATATTAGTAATTTTATCCATGGTAGACATAGTCCCCCAGTTATCTTTTAATTCTTCTGAATCTAACCCTATGGAGGCGACGTCGCCGATAACACCTAAACCCGTCGCGAGTTTCCCCGCTGATTTACCGATTGTCTGGGCGGTTTCTTTTCCTATTACTTCTCCTTTCTTAAAGAACTTAGCAGTATCTCCCGCGCCCTTTACTATATCCTCGCTCGCCTTTATTGGTGTCCCTACTTTCTGAATATTTCTCGCGGTTGATAGACCTTGGTTAAGAGCGGAGGCGTGTTGTCCCGCTTCTTTCATGGCGCCAGTATGGGCGTCCGTTCCCGCTGACGATTGAAGATTTTCTCCCTCTTCTTTATTTTCTAATTTCTTATTAGTTAAATCCCTGTTGTATAGTCCTACCTGTTGGTTAAAGTGTCTTAATTCAGAAGTGTACTCCGCGTCCCTTGTTCTATCAGCGCTCCCGAATTCCATTATTTTATATTATTAAATATATTAAAATTATATTATCTTAATTATTAATTTATTCTTCTTCTTCACTTGAAACCTCTTCCTCACTCGGTCCCTCAGGATAAATCTTCTCATTAAAATTAACCCAGATCTCCGCGGGATTCTCAGTTAATTTTAAGGTCATAAAGTCATATTTTTTCTTAGTCGCTTTTTTATACATTTCTCTAAAATTCTTATCGCCTCCGAACATACCCGACCACTCCTCGCTCAGTTTTTCAACCTCCGCCTCATTAGTTAATCTACCCACGAGTACCCAGTTGGCGTTCGCGCGGATCGTTGGACTTACCTTTTTTAGTAATTGACTGGATACAATAAATAAATCTATATTGTAATGACGATAACGGGACGCGAGATTATTCAGCGCCGTAGTCTTCTCACCTAAACAATCGTCGCACACTAAACACATGGAGGGCATATCCTCTTTATCATATTGAGACTGACGCTTAACTAAATCTTTAATTAAATCGTCTGAATAATAATCATAAGTATTAAACGCCTGTTTTATAAAACGAGACGTCTGGTCGTTGTTGATCGTTGTTGAGATTATAGTTGTCTCGTTAAAGAAGTCCTGTCCGTAAAAATCTTTATTTAATAACATATTAGAGATAATAGTACTCTTACCCGTTTTAGTAGGCATTACCATAAGAACAAGAGAGGGAGGTTGAGGTAGGTTAGGGTGTAGCGCCTTCTTTTTTAAATGGGGAGGATCAACTACTTTCAATATCTTTAACTTTTTACTCATTATAATATATCTAATATATTATTTTTTTTTAGATTTTTTAACTAAATGAATCTTATCAATTTTATACGCTTTACTCTTAGGATTGATTGAAGCGTATACCCGAGCGTACGCCCACTGATCCGCCGACTTAACCTGAGGACGAACTGAATAGGGCGCCGAAACATAAGCGCCCTGACCTTTCTTAAATATTGTTTTTAAACCTTTCAACTCATATCCCGTAATATCAGATATCTCTTTTAAAGAGTGAGACTTGTTTAAAGGTTTAAATTTATACTTTCTATTAAAATCCGTTTTATAAGTCATTTATAATAAAAAGAAGATAAAATTTAATGTCCTTGATTTTCTAAACTTTTACAATATGTCTCCCATACTCTCACACATTCATTTAACGCCTCACACCACGTATAACCACATGATATACAACAACCATTATTATCATAAGGAGACCTAACCATATAATAAAATAATAAAAGAATACTCATTTATAATAAAAGAAAGAAAAAAATACTCATGTCCCCGAAAATAAATGAAGTCCCGAAAAATGAGGACACGTCCCCGAAAATATATAAAATAAAAGGGGTTGAAGTTTATGATATTTAGTTATTTCACTTTTCTAAAACTCACGAATTATTTTATATATTTTCGGGGACTTTCAGGACACTTAATAATTAATGGTAATAAGATATTATTGTTCTTTATATTTCTATTACGTAGAGAGACGTAAAAATCTCGTGTCCTCGGTTTTAGAGTGAAAAATAAAAACGAGGACAGCGTCCCCGAAAACGAGGACACAGATTCAGAAACGAGGACAGGGATTCAGAAACGAGGACACCTTGTCCCTTTCTATTATTTTGTCCTAAACTATTTAAAATAATAGTCATTACTATTATATATAGAAATGGTAAATAAAACTAATGATATGAAGGAGTATCAGAGACTTTATTATCAGAAGAGAAAAGAAGAAAGTCCTGAAAAACGTAAAGAATATGAAAGAATAAAAAAGGCGGAGTATAGGGCGAGACTTAGGGGTATGGGTATATTTATAGATACCGACCCCAGTATATTTCTGATTAAGTGTTTTAGAAACAATCCCTAAAATATCCCGCCTCCCCATATTTAGGAGGTCTCTGAGGTTGTAGGGCGTTGTTAACCATACCGAGATTATTATTGATATTATTCTGGTGTTGTTGTTCTTTCTTCTTCTGTTCTTTTCTCGCTTTACGTTTAGTATCATATCCTTCTATCGCTCTCTTCTGTAATTCTACTAACATATCCGCGGGTAAGTCTTCTAATGAAGTGATAGACTTTCTCTGGGGTGTTGGTTCTGGTTTAGGTTTATCTTCAACTTCTTCACGTAGTTTCTGAATATCTTTCTTTTTCTTTTTAGATTGTAGTTCTTTAATTTCTTTCTTTTCTAACGCTTTCGCCCTACGAGTAGCGAGCGCCTTTTCTCTACCTAATCTTAATCTTTCAAGTTGTTCTTCTGTCATGACTCTCTTTTTCTTTTCTTTCTTCTGTGGTGGTTGTTTCTTAGGTTTCTTTTCTACGAAGATATCCTCCTCAGGTATAATCTCCTTAACCTGTACGTCAGGTATAATATCCTCCTGAGGTTCTGGTTCTTGTGTTTCTCCGTCAGACATAATCTCCTCTTCAAGTGGTTCGGGGTCTTCTTGTAATAAATCTACTTGTATATTCGGTAAAAGGTCCATTTTACTTTAAGAAATATATTAAAATTTTCTATAAAATTATTAAAAATATGTGAAAATTTCTATAAAAAGGTATTGTAAAAAATCTAAATTAAGAATTACCAGAACCACCCCTTAGCGATATCCTCCCTCTCTTGTTGTTCTTTATTTATCCGATCCCTATTAATTTCATGTAATCTATTCTTTATAACGGATAAGTCATTCTTAATCGTCTTAACGTCATTAACTAAATCTTTTAACTCTTCAAGGACTTCGTCAATAGGTTTATCAGGCATTATTTTATAATTTAGAAGATATAAAAATTATCTTATATAAATTATTAAAATGTCTGATAGTGGTATTCTTCAACAATTTAACATTAATGAACTGGCGGGCGCCACAGGTTTAATCTTAGGGGCGTTAGGTGGTATCCTCGCGATTATATTTAAGTCCCGTTGTTATTGTAGACTTAACCTCTGTTATTTATGTTTCTGTGAGCGTAAACCTCCACCAGACCCAGAGGTAAATAATGATAGTAGCGACGAGGAGAAACTGGTACCTGATAAAAAAGATAAAGTAGAAAAACCTGAACCACTTAAAGGAAATAAAGAAAAGGAAAGAGAACCCGAACCTGAACCCGAGATTTTAGTTTCACCATAGAGTCCGATACGCCCAGTAGTTAGCGGTATTCTTATCTAAGTAAGTAAATTCTCCTTTTTTATTTTTAATACCAGACGCGCGCCCTCGGTAGTTATCTCTTCTTTTTTTATCTCCATGATCTAATCGTTTATAGTATCCTAATTTATCTTTAAAATGTTGATAATCTTTATGACCGAAACCTATTTTTTTGAATCCTCTTTTATTATCTGATTTAACATAAACGAAGTATTTACTTTTAGTCTTACCCCTGTTAATAAATGGTTTATATAATATAGGTTTACCCTGTTTATCTAACGGCATTTTATATTTATTAAGATATTTAAAAAACCCGATTATTATTTAAAAAAAAAAATATATATTAAAGTATATAAATGGAACAACTATCCGACGAAAGAATTAAAAACATTATTAATCAATATGAGAGGAAGCGTAATAAGGAGAGAGAGAGATACGTAATGATTAGAGACACAGACGAATTTAAGAATAAGAATAGGGAACGCGCTCGGAATCATTATCAAGTAAATAAAGAAAAGAAAAAAGAGAAATATGATAATAATAAAGATTTCATGAATTCAAGGAGTTCTTATTACTATTACAAGAAGAGAGATAAACTGGATCTTTTTAAAGAAAAATATCCGAATAAAGTAAAAACTTTATTGGAAAATAATATCATTATTTAATTTTCGCGATTTTTAAACTTTTAACCTTCTATCTATAATTTTAATTTTTAATATTTTACGTCTTATTTAAGTCATAAAATATTTATTAACTTTCTTTTTTAATATACTAAATCATTTTTAAAATAGTTTAAAGAATAAAATCTATACTTATCTATAAAGTAATGGAAGAAAATAAAATCTCGGATAAATTATCTAAACTAAATAATATGAAGACATTTACCCTTAATGAAAGATATGATAGTTTAAACGCTCAGAAACTACTTCATTCTGATTTAGTAGACGAAGATTATAAGGGTTCTATCAAGAAATATCTTAAACATGGTAAAAATGGAAAAGTTGAGGTTCAATATATTCTGAATGATATTGGGAGATTAAATATTAAAGTGAAGGGATTAAAAGAAGGTGAATCATGTATTACTCAGTCTATTATGTGGAGGGACGTTAAGTCCGCTCTATGTAAGAAGAACTACGTAGATATTGATATGGTAAACGCTCACCCTATCTTTTTAGAACATATTCTAAAAGATAAAGGTTTAGATTGTTCTATCCTTTCGGCGTACAATCATAACCGCGACGTATTCTTTAAAAAAATGGAGAGGACTAAGGGATTAAGTCGTGATACTTGTAAGATTCTTTTAATGAGGATTTTTTATAATGGTTCTATCGCTGTTTTCTGTAAAGAGAATAAACTTGAAAAAGAAGATATCCCTGATATGATTTATGACTTAGAATCAGAAATTAAAAATAATAATAAGATCTTATTAAATACGAATGAACTTCTAAAATATAGAATGAAAGCGGTTGAGAATAAAGGCGCTGATTACCATAATTTAGACGGGACCGCTATGAGTTATTATTTACAGACGATAGAGTGTAAGTGTCTTATGGTAATGTTAGATTATCTAAAAGAAAAAGGACATAGAGTAGGCGCCCTTATTCATGACGGATTACATTTAGAAAAGATTAAAGAATGTGAAGGGGAGGACGGAGATAATTACGTGAATCTCTGTTCTATGTTATCTAAGAGATTATCTAATATGACAGGAATGAAAATAGAAGTAAAAAAAAAAGAATTCTGTTCTATCCCTGAGTTGGAGGATATGATAATAATTGAAACTGATAAGGAGGGGGGCGCTTATATTTCAGATACTTTAAAAAATGATTATGTTATCAGTCAGGAGAGAGTCTTTCTTAGAGTTAATAATGTATGGACTTACAACGATAAGGAGATTAAAAGGAACCTGATTAAAATGGTGGGTAATATGAATATCTTTCAGAATAACGAGGGTTTTTTAAAACCTTATTCAACCATGGCGAGATCCTGTATGAACTTACTTCAATTCGTAGAACCGACAGAAGACGAGGATTTTATTGATAAACTCTGGACTTCTAATCTATTTAAATTATGTTTTAAGAATGGATACTATGATTTTAAGAAAGGTAAA